AGCTACTGAAGAAACTCCTGTAGAAACAGAGGAAGCAGAACAAGAAGAAGTTAAACAAGAAGAAACAAAAGAACCTGTAAAAGAACCTTCAGCTAAAGAAAAAGCAGCTACTAAGATAGTTAAAAAGATTGACGATAAAGCTAGATATGATGATGCAGCACAAATCAAAACTTTAATTGTTATGCAAATATTAGGTGATACTAAAAGTTTTTTTGATACACAATCAATAATTCAAGACAATAATATAAACGAATATCTTGATAAAAGTTTAGAAGATCAGTTTGGAGTCCTTTTTCAAACAGCACAAAATCAAACTATGGAGGATTTAATTAATGGCCAGTATTGAGTATTCAGGCATGAAAGTAAGTGGGAACAAAGTATTTGCTATCCTTGCTTTATTATCTGCATTAGGTGGTGGTGCTTGGACTGGTTTCACTTTTTACCAAGACTATTTAGATATGAAAGAAAAAATCATATCTTATACCGAGCCAGACCTCTCTCATTATGACGAACAACTCGCAGTCCTAAAGTCTGAAGTAGATATGATACTAGGTGAAATAACCCTAGTTAATGATGTTACACAATCTTTAGGTACAAATATTAAAACAGATATTCGCAATATGAACAATGACATCAGACATATTACTGAAATTGTCAATGATATTGAGGATAGACAAAAAGAAGATAGTAGAGAGTTATTAGAAGAGTTGAAACTTATAGAAGATGATATTGATCTTAAAATAAACAAAGCTCTTAATAATCCATTATCAGGAATGTCAGCAAAAACAAAATGAATATAGATATAAAAACCATATTACCATACTTAGTCATTATTGTTTCTTTAGCAATGACCTGGGGAATGTGGTCAGAAAGATTAGAAGCTGTAGAAAAGAAAGCAGATGTTATATCTGAAATGCAGCAAGATATAGCTGTCATTAAAGAAAAGATTATATGGATAGAAAAATATCTTAACGGAAAATGAAAATGTTTCTTATCTTTTGGTTATGTGTGCAAAATCCTACACTACCATTAGATCAAACTTGTGCATCTAGTATTGTTTATGACACCTCTTACAATACCAGAGAAGAATGCAGACAAGCGTCAGTAAAGTTGGCTCGTAAATATATGGAATTACCTAATATTTATATAACTACATTCTGCACAACAAAAGAGGTGACAAATACATAAGGGAGGAAGATGTCTAAGATTTTAATAATCTCAGACCTTCACGAACCATACAGTCATACAGATAGTTTCGCTTTTTTAGAAGCTGTTAAAAAGAAATTTAAACCAGATAGAATTGTAAATATTGGTGATGAACTAGATTACCATGCCTTATCATTTCATGATTCTGATCCTGATTTACCAAGTGCATCTAAAGAGTTAGAGCTCGGTTTATACAAGATCAAAATGATTGAGAAGTTATTTCCTAAAATGGATTTACTTCATAGCAATCATGGTTCTATGGTTTATAGGAAAAGAAAGCATCATGGCTTTCCTTCCTTAGTAGTGAAGGACTATCCAGATATATTAGGTGTCGATAAACAAAATTGGCGATGGCACGATAAACTAATAATTAAAGATAATTATGGCGAATATTATTTTTGCCATAATATGAGTAAAGATCCTGTAAAATCATCCATGTCTATAGGCATGAACTTTGCCCAGGGCCATTATCATACAGAGTTTCGCATAGGCTATTGGTCAAGTCCTGAACATTTAAGGTGGGGAATGAATGTTGGATGTCTTATAGACAAGGACTCGTTAGCTTTTGCTTATTCTAAAGTAAACATTAGAAGACCAGTTTTAGGATGTGGAATTATAATTAATGGTGTTCCTCAACTTATACCAATGGTTCTTAAAAGAGGAAATAGGTGGAATAAAACAATATGAGAATAGTTTATCAGTCTGGCAAACTTTATATGAGTCTTACAAAGAAAGAATATGAAGATATAGAACCAGGTAAAATAACAGAATTAGATTTATCTAACGCAAGACTTCTTCAAAAAGATATATCAGAAGTCACTTATCAAATGTGGAAAGATATTGAAATACCACAAAAATTAAAGGAGTGTAAATGTACGAAGAAGTAAAAGAAAAAATTAAGACTTCGGAAGGATATTCTGCAACTGGGTACTTCCTAGAATATAAAGGAGCTAATGGTGAAACCATCAAAGAAGATTTTATGACTATTGGATATGGCCATAAGTGTGTAGATGGTGATCCTTATGAACCTGGAGTTGAATATCCAAAAGAAGTATTAGAACAACAGTTTGAAAAAGACTTTCTTGTCTATCTTCATGCAGCAGAACGATATATCGGTGATTGTGTTGTACCAGATGTTATTAAAGACTGTATCATAGAGATAGCTTACAATATTGGTGAGCCTAAATTATTCAAATTTGTTAAAATGCGTCAAGCTATGCAAGATGCAGACTTCTTAGAAATGGCAAATCAGTTAAGAGATAGTCGTTTGTATAGGACACTTACCTCAAGATATGAACCAATAGTTAAATTAATACAGGATGCCTAGTATGTGGACAATGTTATTAAAACCCCTAATGGGTGTAGCTGGTGATGCAGTTAAAGGTTTTGTAGATACTAAAAAAGCAAAAGCAGAGTTAGCTGTTACAGAAATAAAAGCTAAAACCAAACTTAAAGAAGATCAGATTGCTGGCAAAGTCAAATGGGAGGCCTCTGCTGTTGATCAGATGCAAGGCAGTATTAAAGATGAAATAGCCTTAATAGTTTTATTAACTCCAGCAGTATTAGTGTTTGTTCCTGGTATGACAGCACATATTAAAGCTGGATTTGAAGCGTTACATAGTCTGCCTACCTATTACCAACATTTACTTTACATTGCTATAAGTGCAAGTTTTGGAATTAAGGGAGCTTCAGGTGCTATGAAGATGTTTAAAAAATGAGTACCCTTAAAGAAGTAGAAGCATTATTACGCAAGTCAAAAAAAGAAAACAGAGAATTAAAAAAAGACAATGATGAAAAAAATTTACACATTAAGTTCCTTAATGAACGATTAGATAATTGGGCTGATAAAAATGCACAACTTAGAGAAGAAAAAAGAAAGATTACAGTAGATGATGTTATAGCTTTCCAAAAAGCTAAGTCAGATTATGCTTCTTCCCAAAATAAATCTTTAAGTGAACAATTAGAAACTCAAGAAAAGGTAAAACTAGATGGCAACCTATCAGGGTAGAACTGTAAAACTTAATAAGCCTATGAAAGGCGATGTAAAAAAATTCAAGGTGTTTGTAAAAGATGGAGACAAAGTAAAAAAGATAAACTTTGGTGATCCTAATATGAGCATTAAGAAGAACTCACCAGCACGAAAGAAATCTTATTGTGCGAGATCAGGTGGGATTAAAGGAAAAAACAACAAGCTATCTGCAAACTATTGGTCTCGTAGAATGTGGAATTGTTAAGGAGTAATAAATTATGCCTATGTATAAAGGAAAGTCATATTCTTACACATCTAAAGGATTGAAAAAATTAAACGAAGATAAGAAAAAAGACAAAAAGAAAACAAAGAAAAAGGCTAAGAAATAATGTCTTTATATGAAAATATTAACAAACGCAGAAAAGCAAATAAATCTCGTTCCAAGAAGAATAGCACCATTAGCGATAAA